GCCGCCTCCTGCCAGTCCTGACTTCAAAGTGCCGGATGCCTACAAGGATAAGCCATGGGCAAATAAGATCAAAACCGAGGAAGATCTTTATAAGCAAATCGACAACCTTGATGCCGCCGTGGGAAAGAAAGCCGTTGTTCCTGACTTCGAAAAGGCAACACCCGAAGAAATGGAGGAATATTTCGCCCGCACGCGCCCCGCCGATAAGACCGCCTATAATTTCGGGGACAGTGTGGCCGAAGACTTCGCCGCACCGGTCACCGATCTCATGCACAAATACGGCGTGCCGCCCAAGGTTGCCACGCAGATGGCCGCCGATTATGCCGCAATCGAAGCCGGGAAGATGCAAGAAGCCATGTCATCCGATGGTTTCAAGGCTGTGATGGCCAAATCTTTTGGGGATAAGTTTGATGGCGCGGTGTCACAGGTTGTGGCCCTGCACAAACAGCACCTATCCGCCGATGACCAGAAAATGATGGACACGCTGCCAAACGATTATCTGGGGCTGGTCTATCGATTGAGCGCGAACATGGCCAAGGCGTATGGCGCCAAGGAAACAGGCCAAGCAGCCGATCCCAAGGGTTCTGCCCCGCCGTCCAACGATATTGCCGCCGTGCAAAAAGGATTGCGCCAGCAAATCCGCGATCTGGACAGCAAGCCGCACACTGCCGAAGAACGTCAAAAACTGGTCGATGACCTCGCCAACACTTACAAAGGAAGATAACCATCAGTCGGGCCGTGAAAGTCTTCGGGTGTCCGACGAACATCAGAATATCAAACGCTTGGGGGATGTGTCAATTGCATAAAAACGGCAATAAAAAACCCCTCTGGAACCGGAGAGAACCAGAGGGGCAACGTGATCGGACACTTTTCAATTATGCCGCAATATACAGTTCGTTGTAAATCTCTTTTGCTGTTTTGCCCGCCGTGTTGATGCCTTTATCCTTCGCCAAGGCCAGAAGATCTTCCAGTTCCATGGTGCTCTCATTGGCGGCGTCCGTTGATTTTGAGGACTGTTCTTGTGCGATAATTTCCTCGTTGGATACCTTCTTCGATCCTTCGGCGCGTTCCGAATAATCCATAATGATGGAAGAATTTTTGTTCCTGCCGATATGCGAAACAAAGGCGTTGCCACGAAAATGATTAATGATCTGATTGAATATGCAGATCGAACAGGTCAGAAGATTGCTTTATCACCATCTTCGGATTTCGGGGGAAATATAACCAAACTTAATAAGCTTTATAAAAGATTGGGCTTTGTAGAAAACAAGGGAACAAACAAAGATTTCACGACTAAAGAAAAAATGATCCGTGAACCTAAGAATGTTTTATACCAAGACAAAGCGCGTGGCCAAATCCGCTTCACAAACGACGAAGCAATCATTGACCTATTCCAGAACGCCAACCCTTCCACACTGCTGCATGAGTTGGGGCATTTGTTCCTGCGCGATATGCGCGATGTTTCCAAGGTCACAGACCGCCCCCGTGTGCGTGCGGACTATGAGGCTGTAAAGAAATGGCTTGGCGCGAAAGGCGATGTGCTGACCGTTCGTCAGGAAGAAAAATTCGCCCGTGGTTTTGAACAATATCTGCGTGAAGGCAAAGCACCGAAGCCG